GAACACACACATGCCTCAGGTATGTGGCCCGTTTAGGCCAATCACCCTGTCTTCTCAGGGAGGGCTTCCGCAATCATCCCTCCAAGAGTCTATTGGTACTGGAATAATCCCAAACATGGACGCCTGACATGGCATTTGAACGAGTAACAGTCGCTGGCGTGCAACTCACGAAGCATCCAGTAATCCACCTTCCAACCGAAGAAGAGGTTCTTCGTATTGCACGTGAACTTGGTCCAGAAGCGACTGCTGAAATTCTTAAGCGTCGTGAGGAAAAGATTAAGGCAGAGGAAGTTGACCCATACAGGCATGGCTACGAGCCAGACTGCTGGGCTGACGCAGACGAGATTCTCATGTCTGGCACTGAGTTGCTCATCATGGGCGGAAATCGTGCAGGCAAGACCGAATACGCCGCCAAGCGTGTGATGCAACTTCTGTGCACTAGGCCAGAAAGTCGTGTATGGTGCCTTCACACGACGTCTCAGACTTCTATCCAGATGCAACAGGCGGTCATCTGGAAGTACATGCCACCAGAGTTTAAGAACGCCAAGAAGACCAAAGTGACCAACATCCAGTATTCCCAGAAAAACGGGTTTACTGACGCTACTTTCGTCCTTCCTAACAGGTCGCAAATCTTCTTCATGAACTATGGTCAGGAGAAGAAGGTCATTGAGGGTGGCGAACCAGACCTTATTTGGTGCGACGAACTCGTTCCTCCAGATTGGGTTGAAACGCTCAGGTATCGACTGGCTACCCGAAGCGGGAAAATGATTATCACTTTTACTCCTATCACTGGATTCACTCCAGTCGTGAAGGATTACGTCGCTGGGTGCAGAATTAAGAAAACTTTGCCTGCCACCCTTCTCCCAGACACGCAAAACGTTCCGAGCATCCCGTTTGGGCACATGCCATACACGGCGAAATGCTCAAAGGGGGCGGCTGGAGTCATTTGGTTCCACTCAGAACTAAACAGGTATTCCCCGTTCGAGCAGATTAAGTTGGCACTTCGTGGTCGTGGTCCGTACGAGGTTAAAATTCGTGCCTATGGATGGGCCGAATCTCTTTCTGGCTCCCAGTTCCCAAGGTTCGGAGAGCCAAACATCATCCCAGAGGACCAAATCCCAGAAGAGGGAACAAACTTCATGGCAGTTGACCCTGCTGGTGCGAGAAACTGGTTCATGATTTGGATGCGTGTGGACGAATTCGGCAACAAGTTCGTCTATCGTGAGTGGCCAGACATCAGTATGGGTGAATGGGCTATGGCTGGCGATAAGCACGACGGAAAGGCGGGGCCAGCACAGCGACAGGGTGCTGGAATGGGTCTTGAGGAAATCAAAGCCCACATCCTGAACCTTGAGAACGGCGAAGAGATTGCCGACAGGTTTATCGACCCACGTGCGGGTGGAACAACCATTATCCAGAAGGAAGGTGGCACGACCCTCATTCAACTCCTTGATGACGGAGAAAACCCGATGTTCTTCACCCCAGCGGCGGGACTCAGGCTGGAAGAGGGCATCTCAATCATCAATGACTGGTTCGCATACGACCCCAACCAGCCAATTAGTGCCATCAACCAGCCGAAACTTTACATCTCCGAGAACTGCCACAATTTAATCTGGTGCCTGCGTGAGTGGACTGGCCTAGACGCCGAAAAGGGTGCGAGCAAAGACCCAATCGACGCATTAAGGTACCTAGCAGTGATGGACCCCCAGTATGGCGGCTCCGACTCTTATCGTGCTTTCGGAGGAGGCTCTTACTAAAATGGAACTACCCAAAGACACCCCACCACTTCTCAGGCTCGCTGATGCTTCCAGAATCCTGAACATTTCTAAGTCCACAATCCTGAGGCTTCGTCGCTCTGGACGCATTAAGACGTTCAGGACGCTCGGCGGACAGCACATGATTTACAGGGACAGCATCCTAGAATTCATCAAACAAAACTCTAATGAAATTCAAAAGCCCTAACCCACACAGCGATAAACTGGCCTTCCATAAGGAGAAGCCAGACATCCAACTTCTTCTGGAGGAGTATGAACGCTCCGCCTACATGGGCACCATGGTGTCCAAGATGAATTATGCCGACGACATCAGGCTTGCCCGTTGGGCTGGTCAGACAGAGGACGGCAAGAAGCACTCTTGGGCACGCCCAGACGGCGACCCAGCGTTCCCCTTCGAGGGTGCGTCCGATGTGCGTGTTAGGCTCGTTGACAGGCTCATCAATGACCAAAAGGCACTTCTTCTTACCGCATTCAAGGGTTGCACCCTGAAGGTGGGCGGAACCGAAATCAATGACACGATGGCGGCGGCGTCTGCCACTAATTTGATGAGGTGGCTGGTGGAAACTAAGATTAAGAATGAACTGCACAGGGAGGCGGAATTGGCCGCAGATTACGCCCTTACCTATGGATGGTCAGTCGTTCAGGTCACTTGGGAGCAACAGATGTCCGTTAGGATTCAAAGCATGACCATGCAAGAACTTCAGCAGATGGCACAGCAAGAAATTCAGGAGGGCAACCCAGACGGCCAATTTGGTAAACTGATTAATGCCATCATGGACCCAGCAAAGGAGGAGTACGCAATCCACCTAGTGCGTGACCTCATCAGGGACATGAAGGTTAAGGATATTAAGAAGTTCGTCAGGGGGATGAGGGAGAAGGGTCAGGGCGACATGCCCGAACAATACGTATCTAAGAACCTCCCATGCATCGAGGCACTCAAGCCGTTCGATGAAGTGTGCTTCCCGCCCGAGACGGCTGACCTACAAAAAGCCCGTGTCATTTTCCGAAGGCAGTACATGACCGAGGTTGAACTAAGGTCTACCGCACAAATTGACGGATGGAGTCAGGAATGGGTTGATAAAGTGGCTAACACGCTCGGCAATCATTACTACTTCAACGACCCTAACCTAATTCCCACCACGACCATGCTCAACTCGAACATCGAGAGGGGCAACAACCTGTGTGAGATTGTTTGGGCATACTACAGGCAATGGACGAGGATAACGTTCCAGCAATCTACTACACTGTGTTCTCCCCTAGGGTAGGAGAAGGGCTCTACGCCAAGCAGGAACTCCTCAACTACGCACACGGAGAATACCCATTCGTTGAGTACAGGCGTGAAAGGCACCGCAGGGCGGTTGCGGAATCACGTGGCATCCCAGAAATCAACAAGACGGAGCAGGATGAGGTCAAGGCACAGCACGACGCCATCAGGGATAGGACTGCTTTTGACGTCCTTCCACCAGTGAAGGTCGTTAAGCGTATTGGTGCCCTAAACCGAATCGCTCCAGCACAAGTCCTCCCAGTGTCCAATAAGGACGATTACACTTGGCTTGAGTCACCGAAGGGAGACGCAGGCATGGCCTTCCAGTGTATTGCTCAGGTTGAGCAGAATCTTGGCAACTACTATGGATACGCTGTCGGTGAGGCAATCGACCCGACCAAGATTCAGATGCTCAAGCAACTTCAGGTGGATAACTGGCTTCAGTTCTGGACCCGTGTGTTCTCCCAGATGTTCTCCCTGTGCCTTCAGTACATGCCAGAGGAGCAAATCGTCAGGATTACGAACACCCCGCTTAAGCAGGGCATGTCGGACATCCATTCCCAGTACGACTTCAATGTACGCTTTGACGTGAGGGATACGGACCCAGAGTTTGTTCAGAAGAAACTTGAAGCCATCATTAAGACTGTCGTCCCTCTGGACAGCAGTGGCATCATCGACAGGAACAAACTGGTCAAACTGGTCATTGAATCCATCTCGCCAGACGCCGCCCGAGAACTGGTCATCGACCAAGCCTCCGCTTCCCAGAAGTTGTACAAGGATGTCGTAAGCGACATCGGAATGATGATGCTTGGCAACGAGGCTACTTACGTGGAGAACGACCCAGCCGCCTCCTCGAAACTCCAATTCGCTCAGGACATCCTTCAGAAGAACCCGAAGGCCCAGCAGGCACTTCAGGGCGACCAAATCTTCCAGATTCTCTTCCAGAACTACATGAAACAGTTGCAGTTCTCTGTTGACCAAGAGAAGAACAAGCAAATCGGAAGGGTCGGGGTATCTCCAGCGTCCGAGGAAATCCAAAAGGAGTTCGGCGAAATGGAGCAAGAGCAGGCCCAAGAGGCACCCAGCCCAGACGATGGCGAACAGCAGATGGACCTTAACCAGCCAATGCTCTAATGAACGAAGAAAAAGCCCGAATTGATGCCCTAAAGGCCTTCATGTTCAAGGACATGGAGGCTCAGGAACTGTACAAACAAGTCCTTTTTGTATGCGACTTGGCCCTACAAGTCGAAATGTCGAAGGTCATGTCTGCCAATACTGTCGGAGAGGCACGAATCCACGCCGCTGGACGCTTAGACGCCATAAATGATGTGTTGCTGGAGTTCCAGAAACTCAGGGAAGAAGCCCTGAAGCACCGAACTTAAGCCAAAAGCGTATCAAACCATCACTTTTGGGCAGTGTACTTGATTTCTCGATACAAGGCCCAACACTACTCAACGCTTCTGGGAGCATAAAACCCTGACTTCCTACATGGAAAACGAACAACAGCCCACCGCTGACCTCGAACTTGGGACCGAGGCTAATCCCCCCATGCCACAACAGAGCGAAAAATCCGATTCGCTCAATGAACAAAGCCTTTCAGATTACTTTCTGAAGGTCCTGTCTGACGGACAGACTAGGGCGGAGAGCGACAACTCCGTTACCAATGAAGTCGAAAGTGCCGATGACAACGAGGCCATCGACCCAGATGACGAGGAAGAAGGCGACTCCGAACAGGAAACGCAATACTCCGAGGAAGAAGGTCAGGAAGCCGAGGAAGCAGAGGCAGACACGGAGGAAGAAGAAGTCGAGGCGTATGCCCAGTCCACCGAAACGCCAAAAGGCGTCAAGAAGAGGCTGGCCAAACTTACGGCTCTACGACGTGAAGCGGAAGCGAAAGCAAAGCAACTAGAAGAAGAGGTTGAAACACTCAGGCGAAATCAGGCCGCTGTTAAGAGTCCCAATCCATATCGAAATGTGGACTCTCAAGAGAAATTAAAGGCCGAGTTTGAGCGTCAGCGTCAGATTCGTTTGTTCTGCGAACGCTATCCAGATGGTTACTACGAAGGAGAAGATTCCCGACAACATGTAAGCAGGGAGGAGATTGCCAAGGCCAAGGTCGTGGCACTTCGAGCCCTTGAAGAATACCTGCCAAGTCAGGCAGAGTTTGTTGTAGCACAGTCGCAGTTTAAGGAAAGGGCTCGTAAAGAGTTTCCTTGGCTTAGTGACCCCTCTGACAAGAGGGCTAGCATTGCCAAGAAGTTCATCGCCGCCGTTCCCGAAATCAAGAAGTTCCCAGACTACGAGATTTACGCTGCCCAACTTGCTATGGGAATGTCCACGTATCAGGAGCAGAAGAAGTCTGCAAAGACGGGCCAACCAACGGCCAGTCGTGCACCCTATCAGCCGTCCCTGATGTCCTCAGCCCCCAAAGCGTCGGTTAAAATCGACGAAAAGGAAGCCAAGGAAAGTTACAGTCGCTTCAGACAGTCGGGCTCAATCGACGACCTTGCCGCCGTGTTTCGGTCTAAGTTCGTCTAACCCCTAAATACCTACTATCATGGCTTCACTGTTCGAATCCCAATTCCAGAATCAGCGTCCCCTCAAGGGCTCTGACCCACGCACTGGCTCCACCATCGGTGGTGGCCGCATCGGTATCCGAGAAGAACTCTCGGACCTCATCGCCAACGTCGATGCCAAGGACACCCCAATCTCGTCCATGGCAAAACGCGGTTCCAAGCCTGGAAATACCACGTTCCGCTGGCAGGTTGACCGCAACCCAGACCCTTCGATTGAACTCGGCGTTCTCGATGGTGCTGACGTTGACCCAAGCAATCCGTCGCAGAACCCTGCCTTCAAGCAGTACACCCTCGGCTATCGTGAAGAAGTGGAAAACAACATCCACATGTTCCGCCGTGCCGTCCACGTGTCCAACCTGACGCAGGACATCCTCAACATCGCTGGCGTTCAGGATGAACTCTCCCGCCAGTTGTCCAAGGCCACCATCGACCTCAAGCGTTCGATGGAACTCACGTTTACCTCGGACATCCTCCCCGCCATCGACGATGGTGCCATCCCATACCGCACTCGCTGTCTGACCGCTTGGATTAAGCCCGAACTCCTCGGTGCCTCCACCAACGCCCAGCAGAAGTACGGCATCGGCACTGGCCATGCCACCGCCCGTGACATCCGTGCCATCGGCGAAAACTTCCGCACCCCAGCCTCGTCCATCGTGGGCACCAACGAAACTGTGGACCAGTTGACGGAAAACACTGTTCAAGACGTCATGACCTCGGTCTATGAGCAGACTGGCCAGTTCAAGAACCACGAAGCCGTCGTCGGCACCGCCCTGAAGCGTCAGTTCACGAACCTCGTTTACACGAAGTCTGGTACTGCTGGCCCTTCCTCTGAGTCTGGCATCCGTAACACCCGTGACGCCGCCTCTGACACCATCAAGGCGTCGGTTGACTACTTCGAGGGTGACTTCGGTAAGTTGGCC